TAATACTCGCGCTGCCCGTAGAGGTTGAATTGGACGCCCTGTACAACGTTTCCGGTGGCGACGCCCATCGTTCTGGAGACATCCAGAAAGTCTCCCTCCAGCACCTGCAACTGGAGCGGCACCCGGAAATTGTCCTGCGGTAGCCGCTGCCGGAAACGGACGATGCCGTCACCGCTCTCCGCGGTTGTTCGCACGATCAGTGCCTGCATGCCGTAAAAATCCAACTGCCCGCCCGGATCGCAGTTCTCGGCGAAGTATTGCCACTCGTTGTCGATGATCTTGTCGAGATCGGGAGTCCCCGTCTTCGCCTGCGGAACGATACCGGTCCCCACGGTGTTCCCGACCAGTTCGGCGATGGCCTTGCTGGCGTACGGGTTATTGCGCAGGAGATCACGCGATCGGTTCCGCAGGCTGATCAGCGAGGCGCCGATCTCGGAATTCGCATCGCCACCCGCGGCCACCCACCCATCCGTGCGACGCCCCGATCTGGCGCCGTCATACGCGAACGTTTCGGTCGCAGCGCGAAAGCGCGCGCGGCGATATGCCCGCTCGGGCGAGAAGTAGCCGATCAGTTTATCGAGGGCGTTCATTAATCCCTGCTGTGCGTCGCCAAAGTAAAGGAGGACGGAACGGTATTGCTTGCGGCGTTGATCCGAGCATCCAGGTCGGCGCGCGCCTTGCGCATCTCATCCACGCTGGCGTAGTCAACCGCGCGGTCCGGCATCTGGACGCGACGCACACCAGCAAAGATCGCGCGGTCCAGTGCGTCCCGCATCGCTAAGAGTTCGGACAGTTGGATCATTTGAACCAGTCCTTGCCGCCGAACCATCCATCGCCGCGGTTCCCAAAGTAGTCGTCCCGGCGCGCGGCCGGCGCTGGTTCCGGCGCGGTTCCCTCCAGGGCCGCCCAGTCGTCATCCGTGAACCGATCGATTCCACAGACCGCCGCAGCCGCCCGGCAGAGGACCGCCAAGTCGAGTGGTTCGTTCCTGACCGACTTGTCGGGCACCCACTCCACCTTGCCGCTGGACCGGATGATCCGCGACTCGGAGCAGAGCCCGCGATAGAAGTCCTGGTCCTTGTAGGCGTAGTGCTGGTATCCGGGCGGGTAGGTGCCATCGTCTGGCAGCACAATCCGAAGCCAGTCGTAAAACTCCTGTTTCGCCCAGTGCGTGCCAATGTGCCAGATCCGGACGTTTTGCCGCTTGCGCGAAGCATCCGTTGGCGACACCGACGCAATCAGTTTCAGAAAGTCAGGCTTGCCCTTAGTGGCCACCACGGTGCGGGGCGCGGCGATGACGTCGCCTGCCGGGCCGTGCGCCGGTTGCGGGTGGCGCGCGGCAAACTCGTATACCATCTGCGGCCGGAAACCCGAGTCGATAGTCATCGCCATGATGGGGATGACGCCGCCCGACTCGCGTGGCCAGTCGGTCGCCAGTAATGTTTCCAACTCATCCCAGACTTCCGGGGAAGACGTTCTGAGCGGTTGTCCTGCCTGATCCGGTACCTGGATCACCCGATAGTCTACCGACCAGGACTCTTTGCCCCGCCCATACGCCTTGATCTCCACCTCGAGCCGATCATCCTGCACGTCAACGCCAGCCACCAGAAGCAGTCCTTTTGCCGGCACGATTCCGAGTTCGTAATCCTCACGCCGCAGATAGACCTTCTCCCAGTCGGGCGCCGACCCGCGCTCCATCCAGAGCTCGGCCAGCACGGTGTTCAGGAATGCCTTGAGCGTCTCGGTCGATTCCTTGGCGACAAGGAACTCCGCGGCAATCGTCCCCCAGGAGCGTTTCGGCGAGATCAACTGCGAAACCCGGAAGCCGGGAATCGGCGAGCCGGGATTCTGCGGACGGTATTCGCCGCGCTCCACCATCCACGACTTCTGGTTGTGCGGGATAAGTTCCCGGCACTTTTCGCAGCAGTAGGCGGCCTTTTCCGGCTCGCCTTCCGGCCACACCAGCCCACCGTCGGTGCCGTCGCTGAACACCAGGATCTGGAAGTGGTTGCATTTCGGGCACGGCACGAAGTACTCGCGCTGATCGCTCGCGTTCCACGCGGCCTGAATCCTGCTCTCCCCATCGACGGTCGGCGTCGAGCACATGATGATCTTTTTGTTGTGCTCGAACTCTCCGGTGCGCTGGATCGCCAGCGATACGGGATCACCTTCCGATCCAGCGCTTGTCGGATACCTGTCAATCTCGTCCAGCAACAGGTACCGGATTGGACGCATGGCCAGGCCGGACGGCGAGATGGCGCCGGTGAACGTGATGTGGCCGGAGCCGTTGGCGAACACCTTGTGCATCGCCGTGTTGTTCGAATCGCGCGACTTTACCGCTGCGAGCTTTCCTTTGAGCGCAGGCGAGTGCCGGAACAACGGTGCGACGCGGTCCTTGGAAAGCGCCTTGGCGTCTTCAGATCGCGGTTCCACTGCCAGCGTCGGGCCCGGATCAACGTCGGCGATGTAGCCCAGGAAGTTGACCATCACGGACGTCTTCAGCATCTGTGCGGCCGACATCAAGACCACCTGCTTGCACGGATGGCTCGGGCTGAGCACGTCCATCGGTTCCCGCTGGTACGGCCGCGTGTGCCACTGGCCCCGTTCCGCCGAGCCGGATCCGGTCAGCACCACGTTCTCGTCGGCCCATTGCGAGACGGAGATGTCCCGTGGCGGTAGCAACGCCTCGGCTCCAACCTGGTACATCGAGAATGGCGTGCTCATCAGTAACCCGCGTCCGAGATGGCCTTCGCCATTTTGCGGCGCAGCGCATTCGTTTCGCCCACGAGGATCCGGTGAATCTCCGCCTCCGTTTTCGCAGCTGCTACCAGTGGCGCCACGCGATCCGGGTATGCGGATAACGCATCACCGACGATCGCGGACCAATGCGCGGCATATTCGCCGGCCTTGGTTGCCTGAATGAGCTTGCCGGCCCGCTCCTCGTACTCCAACTGCGCCGTTTTCGCCTTGAACGTTTCGCTCACGGCGCGAGCCCGCAGATAGGCGGCAACGGGATCGCTCGACACGTCGGGCTGACTGGACATGCCCGAACTGCCGCGCGGCGGGGGCGGCGCACTGTGCGGCGCCGCTTGCGGTCTGGTCGCCTGGTGCAGAGTCTTGCCGGCAAACGTGTTTCGTTCCCATTCCTGGTTCGCCCGCTCCGGATCGAGGGTCCCGTCCGCGTTCGGCGTGATCCGCTTGGTCTTGATGGCTTTCTGCACGGCACTGAGGGCAACGCCCCGCAGCCGTGCGTACGCCCGTTGAGAAACTCCCGTCATATGCACACCGGGCCGTCAGCGGATGCCTTGGCCGCCATTGAATCTTTCTTCGGATAAGTCGAACTTCGACCTTGCTTTCCGGCGCCACCGAAGTGATGTATGTGTTCGATGCAACGCACCGCCAAGACCACCAATCAAACCGCCGCCTCCTGCTACGCCGAACGCCACGCCGAGTGCGAGGACCTTCTGAAACGCATAGCCAGCCGCCTGGAGCAGCACAAGAAGGAACAGGCGCAGAACTCTACCGACTGGGGCTACCCTGGCGACCTCGGCCGCGTTACCGAGGAACTCGCTTACGTCCTCGCCAGCCTTGGCGACCGCAGCGCGGCGGATCGGAAAGGACTCGAATACTGACCATGCAGAAGCAAAACGTACACATCGGAACGGCCTACATCGTTAAGGTCAGCGGCACGCTGGCCAAAGTCCGCATCACCCGCGAACACCCGCGCGGCGGCTGGTACGGCACCAACCTCGCCACCGGCCGCGAGATCCGCATCCGGACGGCCGCCCGCCTCCGCTCGGAGGTGCCTACAGCGCAGGGAGTCAGCCCCGACGAGGCGCGCCGCATCGTCGACGAGATCGAATTCTGAAACAGGAGAAAACCATGACCACCTTTGCCATCACCAACGACAACAACATCACCGCCTTCACCGCCGCCGAGCAGGTTCCCGAAGGCCAGCAGCGTTTTGCCACCGAGAAGGAGCTTGCCAAAGTCTCCGCCGAATGGCCGATCGGCCGGTTCGTCGAGGTCTGGAACGGCTTCGCCGGAGTGGTGCCCTTCGACAGCCTGAAGCCGGTCAAGAAGTTCACCGACCGCAAGACCGCGATCAGCCGCATCTGGAAGGCCATCCAGGCACTGACGCCCGCCCCCGCGCCGGAGTCGAGCCCCGCCGCGCCGAAGAAAGCCAAGGCGGCCAAGGCGATTACCTCCAAAGATGCAGCGCCCGCGGCGCGCGATGGCAGCAAGAAGGCCATCGTCCTCGACATGCTGAAGCGCCCGGATGGCGTCACGCTGAAGGACATCATGGACGCGACCGAATGGCAGGCCCATAGCGTGCGCGGCTTCATCTCCGGCAGCTTGGGCAAGAAGATGGGCCTCACCGTCGAATCCTTCAAGCGGCCCGATGGCGTCCGCGCATACCGGATCGGGCAATAGCACTAAACT